TACGACACAAAAATAATGTTGAATTAATAGATAATGCATTAGAAAAAGTAAATGCATTAAATGGTGTGACTTGGGAATGGAATGATGATGTAGATGAAGTAACTAAACAAACTCCAAAAACTGGTTTAATTGCACAAGATGTTTTAGATGTTTTACCAGAAGTGGTTAAGACAAGAGAAAATGGTTTCTTAGCATTAGATTACTCTAAAATGGTTGGTTTGTTAGTAGAAGCAATAAAAGAACAAGATATTGTTATACAAAAATTAAAATCAGATATGGTTGGATTAAATACAACAATTACTGTTTTTGAAGATAGAATGAAAGAAAAAGGTTTATTATAATATAAATGTACGACGTTTACTATACCACCGCAGGAGGACCCTGGTTCAATAGTGGTGCAGATATGTGGGTAACACAATGGATAAAGGAAGTGGCTCCTCATTTAGAGGTAAAGCCACTTCTTCTATTCCATAGACATAAACCTCAAAATTATGAGGATTTTCAAATCAATATTGACCATATTTGGGAAACATCTGAAGATGAAATTATAAAACATTTGGAAGGTGCAAGAAAAATACATATTCTTCATGGTCATTACACTCCAACCAGAGCTATTCATAAAAATTTGGAAAAGATTGATTCAATCGTTTTTCATAATTTAACAAAAGTGTCTTTAATGGCACAAATGGAAAAAGAAGAATACTTACATTGGTATGGTAATTGGGAATATGAATCAGAAATGATTGATAAAATTAAAAATAAAGTTTGGGTAGGATTATATCATTTTCCATATAAAACAGAAAATTTATATCATATACCAAATTGTTACGAATTTACAGTAAATAAAGAAGTTTCGGAGTCATTAAAAATTGGATTTGCCGCAAGAGCGGAAGGTAGAAAGAATTTAGAGTTCATAGAACCATTTGAAAATTATATTTCTACAAATTCAGAAACATTTAATAAATATTACCGAAAGAAATATGGACATAAATTCGAAAAAAGTAAAATTTATAAGTTTGATTATAAATTTAAAGAAAGGTTCTACGGACTTGATTGGGGTGTATCTCACTCGTGTTTTGAAAATGAACCCTTCGGATATGGAATATTTGAAGCAGTTGATTGGGGTAAAGTACCGATATTACATGAAAACTGGTGTATTCCCCTTGACTACAAATATAAAGCAAAAGATGCAGAAACTTTTAAGGAAACCTATGAGCAAATCTGTAAAGATAGTTATAAAGAAAGAAAAACAGAACATCACAAACTAAAAGATTGGATGAAAACACATTTTGGAAATAAAGATGTATGGAAAGAAAAACTTTTAGATATTTATAACGGAGAATAACACATACTAATATGCCAAAAACTAATTTATCTTTAGGAAATTTATACAGAGCAACTGTAGGTTCAGCAAGAACTTCACAAGCATCATCATTAAATGCTAGAAACGCATCTGCAGGAACTTCAATTTCCATTGGAGCATTTGCAATTGATTCGGTAACGGTAACTCCACCAACTTTTACATATATTGTAGAATCTACATCTGAAAATGCTACATTTACATTTGGAAGTCCTGGTACTGCACATGCTACAAGAGTTGGTAGTGTTGCAGCAAACTATACAGTATCATTTAATAATGCAAACTTTTCAGTTGGTGTTGCATCATTAGGAGCATCTCCATCATTTCCAATCACTCCCGCAGCAATAACCTTATCATCATATTCGGAAGCAGAATCTACGTTATCAATGACTTATAACGATGGGTTCAATACTACGGCAACTGGGTATAACTCTACTACTACAAAAATTTTATACGCAGTTGATGTTTATAACACAATTAACCAACCAGATTTCTGTTTATTATTTGATACTCCGGTAACAAAAGCAGATAATACTATTGTAAATGTAGAAGATTTGGCAGTTGGTGATGTAATTAAAGCATGGGTACCAGCTGGATTACCTGATGAATCACAAGACCCGGAATCAGACCAATTAGATTGGAGATTTTATAAATTAGAAACTGCAACGGGTTCATATCAAGATGTAACTGTATCTGATATTACATTTAACTTTGCAAGTGGATATTATAATGTTAATAATGGTTTAATAAAGGTAACTGGAACTCACCCATTATATGTGTTTGATTTTGAAATTCAAAAATACCACTTTAAAAATGTTGAAAGTATATTACCAGGAGATTCAATATTAACGTATGATGACACCGATGGTTTAGTTGAAGTTTTGGTATATGATGTTGCTAAAATAATAGAAGATGTTGAAATTGTAACACTTAATGTGGAGAATGCTGACGTTTATTTGGCAAATGGTGTAATATCACATAACAAAGGCACAACCACACAACCATATATCCCATCTTCTGGATTAAGAATGTACTTAGACCCATCAAAGGCATCATCAACGGCAGGTACTGCAACGGCAGATTGGTTAGATTTAACTGGATATGGTACAGGTTTTAGACCTAGAGGTGTAACAAACACAGCAGGTATTACTGGTACAAACCCTGCATATAACAATGGTGCAAGTAGAAAAGAAAAATATTGGACATTAACAAATGGTAATGCCGATGGGTGGTATAAAGATAGAAGTACAAATATAAATGCAGGTAGTACTAACTTTGATGTTAGTACAATGACATATGTAACTTGGTTTAGATTACCTACGGGATTCACCGCAGCAGACCAAAGAGCTATCTTTTTTGGAAAAGGAAGTGATTATAATATGGGTCTTAGTACAAATAGTGCAGGTGTTAATTATAGATTATTTTGGGAATCGGCAATATCTACACCATTTACTTTCTTTACATCAAATGTTTTAACATTATCTACAAATGTTTGGTATATGGCATCATATGTTGTATCGGCATCAACTGGTATGATTTTATATTTCGATACAACTGCCAATAATAGTGGTGCAACAACTATATCAACTTTCCCTGCAACAAATGCAGCAACTGCTATTATAGGAGGTGGTTCATCTACTTATAGAACATACCAACAAGGACCTGCATTGTTCTTTAATAGAGCATTGAGTTCAACGGAAATTACACAAGTATATAATTACTTCTCACCAACATACAAATAAAATTTTGTTGTTTTGAAAATAATTTTTATATTTATATTAAGATAATAAAATTTTTAAATTAGAATACAAATGGCAGACAAAATAGTATCACCAGGTGTTTTTACAAAAGAAAACGACCTTTCATTTTTACAACAAGGTGTAGCTGATATTGGTGCAGCTTTCATCGGACCTTTCAAAGAAGGACCATTAGTTCCAACAATTGTTAATTCTCAAGCAGAATTCGAAACTTTGTTCGGTACAGTTGATGATACATACTACACACCTTTAGCAGTACAATCATATTTAAGAGAAGCAGGAACTGCTACAATTTGTAGAGTTGGTGGTATCGGTGGATATACTGAAACTGCTCCTTTATTATTAACAGTAACTTCGGGTTCAATATCAGCATCTGTTGGTATTATATATGGTACTGCAAGTGGTTCAAACGCAGGTTTTGCAGGAACAACGGTAACAAGTGGTTCATCTGGTCAATTTTTAATTTCGGGTTCAAACGCAGGATTATTATCTGCATCTTTGGAAGCATCTGATACGGATGATATTGAATCTGTATTTGGATTATCTGCATTTGGAGCAAAAAAACCTTATGTTTATGGATTTTTTAAAAATCATAATGTTCCATTTGTATCAGCTACAAGTGCAAGTGTAACGGTATTAGCAGACCAATCATATACATTTGATGCACAGGAAGCTAAAACTCCATTTATTCAATCACAATTAATTTCAGGAGAAAGAACAAACCTTTTCCGTTTTGAAACAATCGGTGCAGGAAACGCAGCAAATCAAAAAGTTAAAATTGGAATTACAAACATTAAAGCAGCAGGTTCTGTAAATGGCACTGATTATGGTGTATTTACAGTAGTTGTAAGAGAATTTAATGATACAAATAAAAAGAAAGTAGTATTAGAAACTTATTCAAATGTAAACTTAGACCCTAACTCTCCTAACTATATTGAAAGAGTAATTGGTAATAGAAAAAGAACTATTGCATCAGATGGTAAAGTAACTGAAAATGGTGATTGGGTTAATAACTCAAAATATATCAGAGTTTCTGATTTAAATGAAAATTCACCAGTTCAAGCAGTACCATTTGCTCATGGAGCATATTTATTACCTATTTCAGCATCGGCAGGAATTGGAAGTTTAATCCCATCAGCATCATTTGTTACTTCTTCAGCAACTACTTATGGTGGTATTGATTTGGATAATAACACAGATAACGTATTTTACTTAAAACCAATACCTAATAATGCAGGTGTAGGAGCAAATATTGCATTTGGTGTAGATTCTACTAATGGTGGTTCATTATCAGTAGGTTCAACATCGGCACAATTCATAGTAGCATTTCAAGAAGGTTTTGATGGTATGAGTCCTACAACACCTATATACAAAGGTTCTGATATTAATGCAGGAAACTCACAAGGATTTAACCTTACTAACTCATTATCATCTGGTTCTATTGCATACGGAAAACATATTGCGGCTTTATCTAATCAAGATGAATACGATATTAATATGATTGTAGCACCTGGTGTTAATAGAAACCAACACTCATCCACATTCACATCTATTTTGGATATGGTTGAAGAAAGAAGTGATGCATTCTTTATTGCAGATGCGGGTACTCCTAATACAACATTAGCACAAACTGTAACACAAGCGGGTGAAGTTGATTCTAACTACGCAGCATTTTATTACCCTTGGATTAAAACTATTGATGTAAATACAAACAAACTTATCACAGTTCCACCATCGGTATTGTTGCCAGGAGTATTTGCAGCAAATGATAGAGTAGCAGCCGAATGGTTTGCACCAGCGGGTTTAAATAGAGGTGGTTTAATTGGAGCAGTTAGTGTAATGGATAGATTAACTCAATCGGAAAAAGATACATTATATGAAGGAAAGGTAAATCCAATCGTTCAGTTTCCAGGACAAGGTATTGTAGTATTCGGACAAAAGACATTACAAGATAAACCATCTGCATTAGATAGAATTAATGTAAGAAGATTATTATTAACTGTTAGAAAATACATCGCATCTACTTCAAGATATTTAGTATTCGAACAAAATACTTCTGAAACTAGAAACAGATTCTTAAATATTGTAAATCCTTATTTGGAATCAATCCAACAAAGACAAGGACTTTACGCATTTAGAGTTGTGATGGATGATTCAAACAACACACCAGATGTAATTGATAGAAACATTATGAAAGGAGCTATCTACTTACAACCAACTAAGACAGCTGAATTTATTCAAATTGATTTCAATATCTTACCAACTGGCGCGGCGTTTAACGGATAATTTTAAAAAACAATATTTATTAGAGAATAACATTTAAATAAAAAGAAAATGCCAGAAATATTAGAATTTGACAAGATATTTTATAAGAATTTTGAACCAAAGCTTGGTAACAGATTCATTATGGAAATCAATGGTATCGAATCATACATCATCAAAACTGCAAGTAGACCAACATTTACTTCGGAAATAGTTGAATTAGACCATATCAACGTAAAGCGTAAGATAAAGGGAAAATCTAACTGGGATGATATGAACATCACACTTTATGACCCAATCGTTCCATCAGGAGCACAACAAGTTATGGAGTGGATTAGAAGTTCACACGAATCATTAACAGGTAGAGATGGATACGCAGCATTCTATAAGAAGGATATTACTTTTTATTTGTTAGGACCAGTTGGTGATAAGATTGAACAATGGACAATTAAAGGAGCATTCATTACTTCAGCAAACTTTGGTGAGTTGGATTGGGCTTCAAACGACCCTGTATCAATTGAATTAACTTTAACATTTGATTACGCAGTATTAGAGTACTAAAATTAAATAAAGTAATTGAAATAAGAGGGGCGCAGAAATGTTCCCCTTTATTTTTTTAAAAATGTGATATATATTAGTAAACACATTAAGTTATATTATGGAAGAACAATTAGAACAACAAGTTACGAGAGGTTTAGGGGCATCCCAAACTACAACTCAAAAAAACTTCCCATTTGCAACGGAAGTTATTTCATTACCATCTAAAGGATTAGGATATCCAGAACATTCACCATTAGCTAAAGGAGAGATTACTCTTAAACTAATGACTGCAAAAGAAGAAGATATTTTAACTTCTACAAATTTAATCCGTAAAGGACTTCATTTGGATAAGTTAATAGAATCAGTAGTTGTAGAACCTGGTGTAAATATCAATGACCTTTTAATTGGAGATAAAAATGCAATTCTTATTATTTCAAGAATGTTAGCTTTTGGGCCTGAATATGATATTACAGTAACAGATTCAATATCAGAAGAAGATGTAGTTGTAAAAGTTGATTTATCTAAATTAAAAACAAAAGATATAGATTTTTCTTTGTTAAATAGGAGTAATGAATACGATTTTGTTTTACCAAAATCAAAAACTCAAATTAAATTTAAATTACTCACTCATGGTGATGAACTTGCAATTCAAAAGGATGTTGAAGCAAGTGAAAAGATATTAAAACAAGGAAACGAAATTACTACTAGATTTAGAAGAATTATTACGGAAGTAGAAGGTAATAGAGATTTGGGATATATAAGTAATTTTGTTTCAAACAGATTATTGGCAATGGACTCCAAATCATTAAGAAAATATATTATAGAAATAACTCCAGATTTGGATTTAAATATAGAATATGAAAATTCAGCAGGTGAGACGGAGGCTCTCCGTATCCCATTCGGGGTAGACTTTTTTTACCCTTCCGAATAACCATTCCGTAGTATTACATCAAACCATTTTTCAAATGATTTATTTTGCAAATGGTGGGTTTAATTGGCATGATTTATATTTCATGCCAACTAAACTTAGAGAGTTTTATTGGAGAGAATTGTTAAAAACAAAAGAAGAAGAAAGGGAACAAATTGAAAAATCTAGACCATCAACTACAAATAATTCATCTAAAACTCGAAGAAGATGATATTTATATGAGTAATATAAATTAAAAGTAAAAACATGTCCCATAAATTATTAAACGAAGGTATATTAGATAGGTTTTTTTCTTTATTTCTAAAAGCAAAATCACAGAATAAAGAATCACAATGGTTATCTAAACTAAGACAACAAGACCCGGAACTTGCTGATATATGGTCTAAATGGGATAATGATATAGATAAAGTTTTAGATTCAGCTAAATCTTTGGCAAAAGCTAAAAATCTCGATTCAACAGAAATAGATTCTGTAATTAAAAAATATAGCTAATATATAATAAATGGCTGCTTCAAAAAAACCCGCAAAAACTAACCAATCTTCAGTTAAAAGACAAAAAGAGGCAACTGCCGGTTTAGAAAGTGCTTTTGCTACAAGAACCGCAGGGTTAGAAGAAACAGATGCTTTATATGAAAGAGCTAATAAAAAATTACAAGCTCAATTAGCTACACAAAATCTTATAAATGCATCACTCAAAGAGGCAAATAATTTAAGTAAAGCTCAAAAAAAAGGTGTTGAAACTCTTACTAAAATGTGGGGAGAATTTGAAAGTCTCCAAGCAAAATATAAAAGAGATGTTAAAGATGGGTTAATGACTCAAGAACAAGCCAATAAAAAATTAAAAGAACATCGTGTTGGCTATGATAGATTACTACAATCGACAAAACTTAATGGTAAAGAAAATGCAGAATTAGTAAAAGTTCTTAAAAGTATGGGTTCAGAAATGAAATCCGTTGGTGATGCATTTGATAAAACAGAGAAAAAGGCTCAATTATTAAATGCTGCAATGGACCAATTTGGTTCATCAAATATCCCAATGATGAGAGAGTTTTCTCAAGTTCTTCAAGGTATAGCAAGTAAAGACCTTGCAGCAGTAAGAATGGCATTAACTGCAGCAGGAGCAGCAGCAGCAGTTCTTGCTAAAAGTTATTTATTTCCTGAAATGAAAGCATCACAGGATGTAGAGAATGAGGTTAAGCAAATCAAAACCGATAATATTGCTGATATTGCTAAAATTGAAAATAAGCGTGGATTTGTAATTGCAAAAAAAGAATTAGAAAGAAGTAAAAACCGTATTGAAACAGAAAATACTGTAAATACTTTAATAAACGATGCTAATTTTGCATCTCAAAGAGCAGCAATACAATTTTCAGCACAATTACAAACAGGTGCAGCAGAATTTAAAGCAGCTGCCAAAACTGCACTTTATGGTAAAGGTATAGGTTCTATTGGATACGGTGCAGCACAAATGCAATTAGCGGGTATAGGTGCAGAAAATGTAGCTGCTTCTTTAACTACTGCAACAAAAACATTAGGTACTAAAGTTTCATCCGATTTTGCAGCTGATATGTCAGTATTAGAAAAAAGAACGGGTCAATCTTCTGAAAATGTATCAAATATGGTATCCTTTTTTAGAAGAATGGGAAAACTTACAAATGAGAGTGCATTAAATATGACGGAGGGTATGCGAGCAATGGCAGAATCTGCGGGTATAGATTTGGGTGGATATATGGAAGAGGTTGCACAAGCATCCAAAGAAGCATTAGGATACCAAATCAAATCAGGTCCTGCATTGCAAAAGCAAGTAGCATATGCACAACAATTAGGGGTTTCATTTGGGGATATAGCAAAAGCAGGTAAGAGCATGGTTTTGAACTATAAAGATAGTATCAAAAAAGAAATGGAATTATCTGCAATGTTAGGTAGAAATGTAAACCTTTCAGAAGCAAGAGCACTATTTGCACAAGGTAAAACTGATGAAGCTTTGAAATCTATCAAAGCACAA